TATTTGTCAGAGAAATACTGGCTGCGGTTATGCCCTTTGGTAGGTTCAGCATAAGCGGCTATAGGAATCTACCATTTAATTAATTTGTAAAATGTCAATCAAACTTACTTTACTTAAATCTGGTGAAACACTTATTTCAGAAATGAAAGAGTTAGTTGCAGAAGAAAGTGAACAAGCTCACGCATATCTATTAGAAAATCCTCACGTAGTTGAGACTAGAGAAAAATCTTTTCTTACTGAGAGTGAGAAAAAAACAGGTGATTTTGGTATTGATGTAATTATGATCCCTTGGATTATTTTATCATCTGATAAAAAAATTATTATACCTGTCGATGTTGTAACTACTATCGTTGAACCAATCGCATCTGTGAAACAGATGTTTATAGATAAAAGTGAGGCATTCAGTATTAAGGAGGAAAAAAATGATTAAATGTGTATTAATAGATGTTGATACTGTCCTTATTTCAGAGGTTGTAGAAATAGATGCAGAATTAGGAAATCCAAATTGTAAATTAATAAAACCTTACATATTCAACAGTATTGATGATATGAAACCTTGGAAATCTGATATTACAAATCAAACAGAGTTTATGATACGTTCTGAAGATATATTGACAATCGCAGATCCCACTGGTACAGTAGTTGACAAATACATTGAATTGACTGCGTGATGCGATTTTATACCAACGTTCAAATGGTAGGGGATCATTTCCTCGTTCGTGGTTATGAAGACGGTAAACACTTTGCTACTCGTGAAAAGTTTTACCCCACGCTGTTTGTAGATTCAAAAAGAAAAACAAAATATAAAACACTTGACGGTTTGCCCGTAGAACCAATTGAACCTGGCACAGTTCGTGATTGTCGGGAGTTTATTAAGAGATATAATGAGATTGATAATTTTAATGTATATGGGAATGAGAGATATATTTACCAATACATATCAGAAAAATATCCAGAAGTTGAAGTAAAGTTTGACACAGAAAAGATAAAACTTACAACAATTGATATTGAGGTTGCATCAGAGAACGGTTTCCCAGATGTAGAATCTTGTGCCGAAGAAGTATTGTTAATTACATTACAAGATTATGCAACTAAACAAATTCGTACTTGGGGTCGTGGTACTTTTAACAACAAACAAGAGAATGTAATCTATAAGGGTTTCAATACAGAATATGAACTTCTTACAGATTTTATTAACTGGTGGATGATTGAAGATAATACACCAGAAGTTATCACAGGATGGAATAGTAAATTATATGATATCCCATATCTCTGTCGTCGTATTGATCGTATACTTGGTGAGAAACTCAAGAAGAGAATGTCACCTTGGGGTCTTGTAACTGAGGAAGAAACATATATTTCTGGTCGTAAACATTTATCATACGATATTGGTGGGGTCTCTCAGTTAGACTATCTTGATCTGTATAAAAAATTTACTTATAAGGCACAAGAATCATATCGTTTGGATTATATTGCAAGTGTTGAACTTGGTCAAAAGAAATTAGATCACAGTGAGTTTGATACATTTAAGGATTTCTACACAAAAGGTTGGCAAAAGTTTGTCGAATATAATATCATTGACGTGGAACTTGTTGACCGTATGGAAGACAAGATGAAGTTGATTGAACTTGCCTTAACGATGGCATATGATGCAAAGGTCAACTATGAAGATGTGTTCTATCAGGTAAGAATGTGGGACACAATAATTTACAACTATCTTAAGAGAAGAAACATTGTCATTCCACCAAAAAATCGCTCAGATAAAGCAGACAAGTATGCAGGAGCATACGTTAAAGAACCGATACCTGGAAAGTATGATTGGGTGGTGTCGTTTGACCTTAACAGTCTGTACCCTCATCTTATTATGCAATATAATATTTCCCCCGAAACATTACTCGACAACAGACATCCATCAGTCACAGTTGATAAAATACTTGCTGAAGATATAACATTTGAGATGTATAAGGACAATGCAGTGTGTGCGAATGGTGCAATGTTCCGTAAAGATGTTCGAGGTTTTTTACCAGAACTGATGGAAAAGATGTATAACGAAAGAGTTATCTTCAAAAAGAGAATGATCAAAGCAAAAAAAGCATATGAAAAAACTCCTACAAAAGACCTTGAAAAGGAAATCGCCAGATGTAATAATATTCAAATGGCAAAAAAGATTTCCCTTAACTCTGCTTATGGTGCTATTGGTAATCAATATTTTCGCTATTATAAACTTGCCAACGCAGAAGCTATTACACTATCTGGTCAGGTTTCTATTCGTTGGATAGAAAACCGTATGAACAAGTATCTAAACAAAATTTTAAAAACGGAGAATGAAGATTATGTCATTGCTAGTGATACTGATAGTATCTACCTCAATTTGGGTCCTTTGGTTGAAACTGTATACAAAGGGAGAGAGACGACTAATGAAAGCATTGTGTCGTTCCTTAATAAGATCTGTGAGATGGAACT